TTATTTATTAGGCCATCAGAAGTAAAGACATCATTTAATCCATTTGATAAGCCAGTGGCCCTTCCAGTAATCCCTTCTGATAAACCTACCACAGACAATTTAATATCTGATGCTGATGCGAAGATTCAACTTGCAAATGCACATGATAATGCTATTGGGCTATTGAATAATTCTATTGAGATGCTTAAACTTAAATTAGATAATGTGGATGCTGAGAAACTTCCCGGTGTTATCAATGCTGCTAGTAAGGTAGTTGCTTCTATTCGGGCTGAAAGGAACGAATTACAGAAGACTAATAGAGGTCAAGATGTCCATTTACATTTCTATTGTCCTGAGCAGAAGACTATGGATGCTTACGAAGTAATCGAAGTTACTGGATAATGATTAGTCTCGGTGATCAAGGAAATGATTTCTTAGTAAGAGAAATCAAACCAACTGCCAAGCAAGAAGAACTTTTACAGATACCAGATGAAGTATTTGAAGTTCTTTATGGCGGTGCAGCTTATGGTGGCAAGAGTTTTATTTTAACATTATTACCTTTAATTAGAGGTTGGTATAAGAATTCTGGATTCAAAGGTATTATACTTAGAAGGAAATTTCCGGATCTTGAACGAGAAAATATTAGATTATCAAAAGAATTTTATCCTAAGACTGGTGGAATATATAATGAACAGAAGCATGTTTGGCATTGGCCTCAGTATTCTTCTTATGTTGACTTTGGTCATATTCAACATACAAGTGATGTCAAACAATACGACTCTGCTCAATACAATTATGCTTTCTATGACGAGCTTACTCACTTTGAAGAAGCTGCTTATCTTTATTTGGTTGGCTCTCGTATTCGTCCCAGCAATTCTTTTAATCTTGCTCTTGTTAGGAATGGTAGTAATCCAGGTGGCATTGGGCAAACATTTGTTTATAATCGATTTGTAAAACCAAATGAAGATGGTAGTGTATTAATACGAGATAAAAATACTAATTTAACACGGATGTATATTCGTGCATTATTACAAGATAATCCATACGGTCTTGAATACGATCCACGCTACGCTGATAAACTTGAATTACTTCCGGAAGCAGAAAAACGTGCAAAGAAATACGGAGACTGGCACGCCTTTAAAGGAAGCGTATTCACCACCTTCAGACCAATTAAATTTCCTAATGAACCAGATAACGCTTTGCATGTCATTGAACCATTTGATATACCAGAATGGTGGCATAGGATATTGTCAATCGATTGGGGAAAGAGGGCAATGTGCCATGCAATGTGGGCAGCCATTTCTCCAGACAAAAGAGTATATATTTATAGAGAGAGAACATGGCTTGGTAGAGATATTCCCTATTGGGGAAGTGAAGTAAGAGAGATTAATGATGAACATAATGAGAATATCATGCACTTCGTATTGTGCGGCTCGGCATGGCAAGAACGTGGCGATGAAACAATTGCAATACAAGTTCAGAGGTATGTAGGTCTACCTCCAAATAGTTCAGAGAATTATAAAGGTAGCAGAGTTGCTACGTTAAATCTTGTTCATGATTTCTTGCGATTTGAAAATACTGTTCCCCTTAAGAGTAAAGAAATATTTTATGATATCAATAAGGCCCAACAGATATTTCGTAATCATGGACCAGAAGCATTAGAGAGATATAAGAGTCAATTCTTTGATGAATCTGAAGAAGATAACATACCTTTATTACAAATCTTTTCTACTTGTAAAGTTATTATCGAGACAATCCCAGTTTGTATTTATAATGATGATACTGGTAATCCAGAAGACATAGCTGAATTTGATGGAGACGATCCTATTGATAATCTTCGTTATCTTTGTAAAGCTGCTAGAAGATTTTTAAATGGTGAATTAGATTATGATATTGAAGCGGCTAAAAAGAAAGATGCAATCATAAAAGAATTTCAATTGTCAGGTGACATGACTAAGTTTTATCGCCAATCAGAGTTCTTAGAGAAGAGCAATAACATAGTCATGGCAGGACAGATGCCAGTAGTAAGGCGAAGTAGGTTTGCAAAGAGGAGAATGCATTGATTAGATTATTGCTTCGTCTATTAAACATTAAAGATTATGAAGTCTGTCAGAGTTGTGAAACTCTCAAGTCTCAACTTGCAATTGCAAATGAGAATAATAAAGAATTAACTGGAACACTTTTAGCTTTAATCAAACCAAAAGTTTTTGAATCACCCGCTGTTCAAATTCCCCCACTGCAACAATCTGCTATAGTATTTTCTAAACGCAGAGAAATATTAGAGCATGCTGATCGAAAGAGATCTGATATTCTTTCCACTGGTAAATTTATAGTTAAACCTGATGAAAATAAAACATCAGATCCTTCTAAAATTGCTGGTGATAATCAATCTATATCTGCATTAGAACAAGAACTCGGATTAGGAGACACAGATGCCACTCAAAAATCTAACTAACGTAGCCATATTAACTGGTCAGACTGGACCTGGTGCTACAGTAACAGCTTTACGACTTGAAGGAGTTTCTAATATTCAATTTGATTTTGCTAATTCAGGTATCTTTGTTACGTATGGTAATCAAAATAAAATCTTTAAACTTGCTTGGACTGGTGTTACTGGCACTACATTTTCTATCTCTGGTGGCGTAGCTACTATCACTGTGACTTAAAGTTAGTTATGGCCCCTAGTTTAAAAGTTAAATTATTTAATAATGATGGTAGCTATATAGAAACTATTCGTATCCCATTTGAATTTAATAACGCACCACATGTATTAATATATGAGAAAAGAATATTTGTTAAATCTTCAGCCTCAATTCAAGATGATACAGAAGAACCAAATCAGGATTATTATGAGAACGCTTTTTATAGGGTAAAGTAATGCCAGCTAAAAGTGGGAAACAATACAGATTTATGCAAATGATTGCTCATGGCGGTAAGAGCAACAAAGGTATTGGCCCGTCTGAAGCTGTAGCTAAAGAGATTATAGAGAAGACACCTAAGAAAAAGAAATCTTTATTTGCAAAGAAGGCTAAAGACTAATGGCTACTAAAGCACCAGATGAAGATGATGAGATCGCTATAGCTTTGAAGACTGTAGCAGAACATTTTGATAAAGAAGATCTAGCTGTTAGGCAAATTCAAATTCGATATTGGAAGCGTCTTAAATATTATTGGAATAATTTTTCTCAAGTATGGTGGTCAGGTGCTGAAAATACATTTAAAGTTTGGGGACGTGATAATTTTGATTCTACTGGAACAACAGATCAAGCTTATTATGATAGACCAGTAAATGTATTCAAAGCTTTTCTTGAAACTATTATTGCTGCTCTATCAGTTCAAATTCCGGTAATTTCTTGTGCTCCTGATGACGCAGACAATCCTTTAGATATTTCTACAGCTAAAGCTGGGAATATGATTTCTCAGCAGTTATATAAGCACAACAATGCAATCTTCCTTTGGCTACAGGCTTTATATGTATATTGCACAGAAGGTTTAATCGCTTGTTATACATATGTAGATGAGGATGAAAAATATGGAACTTATAAAGAAAAGAAATATAAAGATGAAGAAGTAGAAGGATTCTTCTGCCCTGTATGTCATGGTGAGTTGGATGAAGAACTTTTAATTCAAGCTAAATTAATTCAGCAGGCTGAAGCAGATGAATTCAATCCTAAAGATGATGATGTTGCTTTAGAAGCTGCTGAAGATTCTTCTAAGCCAAATGAAGTTGTTTGCCCTGCTTGTGCATCAGCACTTGATCCTTCCCTTGCTAAAAGTAAATTAGTAATCCCACGTTTTGTTGGTTATACTACTAAACCAAAATCTAGAATTTGCATGGAAGTTTATGGCGGCCTATACGTAAAGGTTGCTAACTATGCGAAGAAGCAATGTGATACTCCATATTTAAATTTCAAATACGAAACTCATTATGTTAATGCATTAGAATGCTATCCTGAATTAAGAGATAAGATTCCTCAAGGTGGTTGGGCTAGTCAAGGATTATCAGATCCTTATGAACAATATGCTAGATTGAATATCCAATATCGTGGAACTATTCCAGAAGAAAACGTAACTGTTACTAATTCATGGTTAAGGCCGGCAGCCTTTCTTACACAATCTAAAGAGATGGCTGATAAATTACGTCAAAAATTTCCTAATGGTGCTAAAGTTGTATTAGTTAATGATATAGTCGCAGAGTATTGTGCTGAAAGTTTAGACGATCATTGGACATTAACTCAGAATCCAATGAGCGATTATCTTAATCATGAACCTCTTGGAGAAGTATTAACTAATATTCAAGATATTGTAAATGATCTTATCTCTCTTACTCTTCAAACTATTGAACATGGAATTGCTCAAACTTGGGTTGATCCTACAGTAGTTAATGTAGATGCATATGGTCAAGTAGAAGCTGCGCCTGGAAGTATCACTCCAGTTAAAACTGGTGGTGGCAACAAAGCAATTGGTGATTCATTTTATACAGGACAAACTGCATCTCTTTCTCCTGAAGTATTATCTTTCTATCAAATCATTAATACATTAGGACAATTTGTATCAGGCGCATTACCAAGTCTATTTGGTGGTGCTCAGCAAGGTGCTGGTGATACA